ACCCAGATGGACCCACTGTCAATTTAGATAGAGTTTCCCATATGATCACTTCACTAAAGTGTGAAGGAAATAATTTTATTGGTAGAGCAAAAATTCTTGAAACTCCAATGGGAAAAATTGCTTCTTCTCTTATTTCAGAAGGAGTAAAACTCGGTGTTTCTTCTCGTGGTATTGGTTCTTTAGTAGAAAGAAATGGGGTTCGTTATGTTTCAGACGATTTTATGTTAGCAACTGCTGCAGATATCGTTGCTGATCCTTCTGCACCCGATGCTTTTGTAAATGGAATCATGGAAGGTGTTGAATGGGTGTGGAATAATGGCATTCTTGAGCAAAAATTAGCAAGAATGCAAAGACAAATTGATTCGTATTCGGCATCTAAACAGTTGTCGGAGCACAAAATTAGATTATTTGATGAGTTTATTAACTCGTTGTAATTTAATAAATTATAAATAAATATAGTTATTAACTAAGGTTAAACGGAGAGTTCAAATGTCTCGTGGTAAAAACTTACAAGAAATGGAAGTAGGCACAAAGCAATCCCAAACCGCTGTCAATTCTGGCTCTAGAGCGGGGGATCCAATGCCCAAGTTAGCAGCAGGTGCTGTTGCTGGACAGACTGGCAGTTGGGAAGATTTGGGTGGTCCTACCCCAGAAAACTATCGTTCAGACGATGATTCGTCAAAATTGAAAGATGCTGGATCTGGGTTAAAGCAGGTCAAGGATGTTGTTAATAAAGGCGCTAAGTCTGCAGACTCAATGAAAGGACTGAAGAAAAGTCAAGCAGTTAAGGAAGAAGAAGAACTTGAAGATGAAGATCTCATTGAAGAAGAGATTGATGAAACTGAAGAAGTAACCGAAGCCAAGAAAGGTAAAGGTGAAGATGAAGATGAAGAAGGTGAAGATGAAGAAGGTGAAGATGAAGAAGGCGAAGATGAGGAAGATGACGAAGATAAAGATAGCAAAAAGATGAAAAAAGAAGAGTTTGACATTGAAGAAGATGTCAATGCTCTTATGAATGCAGCAGAAGATGAAGGTCTTTCTGAAGAATTCAAAGAAAATTCAAGAATGATCTTTGAATCTGCTCTTCGCTCAAAAGTTAGCGAAATTCGTGAAGCTCTTGAAGTTAGATACGAAGAAAAGATTGTTGATGCAATTGAAGTAATCAAATCTGAACTTCAAGAGAGAGTTGATTCATATCTGGAATATGTTTCAGAAGAGTGGGTCAACGAAAATGAACTTTCTATTGAAATGGGCCTCAAGGAAGAACTCACTGAGTCCTTCATTGGTGGTATGAGAAGCCTTTTTGAAGAACATTATGTATCAATCCCTGAAGAAAAATATAATGTATTAGAGAGCATGGTAGAAAAACTTGATGATATGGAGACAAAACTCAACGAGCAAATTGAGAAAAATATTCAACTCAACAAGCGTCTCACTGAGTCGGTTGCTGACAGAATCTTTGATGAAATTTCTGAGGGTCTTGCGACTACTCAGAAAGAGAAGCTCGCTTCACTTTCCGAAAGTGTAGAGTTTGAAGGTGAAACCGGTTATCGTGAAAAACTGGAGACATTGAAGGAATCATATTTTCCTTCAAGAGTAGTTGCTCCATCAGCAACACCTGAAACACTTTCTGAAGAAGTAGACTTTGCACCTGAGTATCACTCAGATTCAATGAATGCATATTTAAGAACTCTTTCAGCAGTTGCAAAACGCTGAATTTAATATTAATTCAAACAACAAACACATTTTTTAAAGAGGAAAAAGCAAATGTTCCAATCCGAGCATCTGCAGGAAAAGTGGGCACCACTTCTGAACTATGATGGACTTGATCCAATCAAAGATTCGCACAGAAGAGCTGTAACCGCAGTCCTGCTCGAAAACCAAGAAAAATTCCTGAGAGAGGAAAATTCTTTCGCACAAGGTGGTCTTCTTACTGAGACCCCAACAATGAATACTGGATATTCAGCTGGAGCACCAGGATTTGGTGGTCAATCTGCTGCTGGTGGACCTGTTGCAGGTTTTGATCCAGTTCTGATTTCTTTGATCAGACGCTCAATGCCCAACCTGGTTGCTTATGACCTGGCTGGCGTTCAACCAATGACCGGTCCTACTGGACTGATCTTTGCAATGCGTTCACGCTATTCAGACCAAAACGGTGACGAAACATTCTTCAACGAAGTAGATACTGCATTCTCCGGTTCTAGCAGCAATGGAAATGCTACCACCCAAGGTGGTTACAACTCAGAAGATGGAACTCCAATTGGAGGCGGTGCTTCTGTTGGTTTGGGAACTGCTTCACAAAGAGGCAAGAACCCAGGTCTTCTTAATCCAACTCCCGGCGGTACTTTAGATCCTGAAACTGGTGTTTCTGGACAAACTGGATATACTGTTGGCCAGGGTATGAACACTGGCAATTCAGAATCACTTGGTTCGTCTGGTGGTCCTGATTTTAACGAGATGGCTTTCTCAATTGAGAAAGTTCTTGTTGAAGCAAAGTCAAGAGCACTGAAGGCTGAGTATTCATTAGAACTTGCACAAGACCTCAAGGCAATCCATGGTCTGAATGCTGAAGCGGAATTGGCAAACATTCTCTCAACAGAGATTCTTGCTGAAATCAACCGTGAAGTCATCAGAACCATCTACAAGGTTGCTCGTCAGGGTGCTGCAGCTAATGTTGCTACTCAAGGTGTATTTGACCTTGACATTGACTCCAACGGTCGTTGGTCAGTTGAGAAGTTCAAAGGTCTTCTGTTCCAAATTGAGCGCGATGCTAACGCAATTGCACAAGAAACTCGTAGAGGGAAGGGTAATGTCATCATGTGTTCCGCTGACGTTGCTTCAGCATTGAGCATGGCTGGTGTACTTGATTACACTCCTGCTCTGAACGCAAACCTGAATGTTGATGACACTGGCAATACTTTTGCTGGTATTCTCCTCGGCAAGTTCCGTGTATATATTGACCCATATGCTGCTAATGTAAGCAGCAACCAATACTATGTTGTTGGTTATAAGGGTTCTTCCCCTTATGATGCTGGTCTGTTCTATTGCCCCTATGTTCCTCTCCAAATGGTTCGTGCCGTTGGTGAGAACACCTTCCAGCCTAAGATCGGCTTTAAGACCAGATATGGTCTGGTCGCCAATCCATTCGCTGAAGGTATTCAGAAGGGTATGGGTGCTCTTAACACTAACTCAAACCGTTACTACAGAAGAGTACAAGTTAAAAACCTCATGTGAGTCTATTTCACATACAAAAACGGAGGGTCGCAAGACCCTCTTTTTTATTGCTTTAACCCTAAATACTTAGAAAAAATGACTAAGAATTTATTTGATAATCAGATACAGAATAGAAATTTTCTTTCACCAATTGGATTCAAATTTACCTTAAATAAAGCACCAAAGGTAGCATTTTTTTCCAATGCATCAAATATTCCCCGTATAGATTTGGGAGTTGCAAATCAAGCAAACTATCTCCGTGATATTCCCCAACCAGGAGATAAGATGGAATTTGAAGATTTCACTCTTAGATTTTTAGTTGATGAGAATCTTGAAAATTATATGGAAATTCAAAATTGGATCAGAGGTTTGGGATTTCCAGAAAGTTTGAAAGAAATTTATGAGTTACAAGAGAGTGATACTAACAATCAAATTTCAATGAGAAATATCTACTCGGATGGAACTTTGGTAGTATTAAACAGCAATAATAACTCAAATTTTCAAATAGTTTTCAGAGATATGTTTCCATTTGCACTATCATCTTTAGAATTTGATGCAACAAGTCAAGATGTGGAATACTTTACAGCAGAAGTATCTTTCAAGTATACTATGTACAATATAGTAGATAAAAGAGGGACACCTTTGTGAATTTTGATTTAGATATGATTCAAAAGATGTGGGAAAAAGATTCAAAAATTGATATTGATAATCTTCATACTGAATCTTTAAATATTTCAATTATACATGCAAAATATTTTGATATGTATAATAATATTACTCTTTTAAAAAAGAAAGCAGAGCAACAAAAGAAAAATATTAGACACGAAAGATACGAATATTATACGGGAAAAGCGGATCCAGAAATTTATGTAGAAGATCCATTTCCTAAAAAAGTTAGAGATAAAGATGCACTTCAAAAATACTTAGATGCTGATACCAAATTATCCCAAATTTCACTTAAAGTTGAATATTATGATGTAATGTTAAATTACATTGAAAGTATATTAAAAATGGTTCAAAACAGAACATATCAAATTAAAAATAGTATTGAATTTATGCGATTCCAATCTGGAATGGGGTAACTAAATACTCATAGCAATTATTATTGTGCATGAGTGATGTAATTATTCATAAGAAGAACGAAGTTTATATCAAGTTAGAGTGTGAAGCTCATGTTTTATATGATCTACAACCATATTTTACATTTGAAGTTGCTGGTGCCAAATTCATGCCCCAAATGCGAAATCGTCATTGGGATGGATTGATTCGTCTATTGTCAGTGCATACTGGAGAAGTGTATGCAGGATTAATTGATAAAGTAATAGAAAAGTTAAAGTTACATAATTATACTTACGAATTTAAAGAAAACAAATACTACGGTCTTCCCTTTGAGATTAATGAGAACATATCTCATGAGGGAGTTAAAGACTATATGAGCACTATCACTAAATATTCCCCTCGTGATTATCAAATAGATGGTGTTTATGATGCTTTAAGATACAATAGAAAATTATTGATAAGTCCAACTGCGTCAGGTAAAAGTCTGATGATTTACGGCCTCGTGCGGTATTATGTGGATAAAGGGCAAAAAATTCTCTTAGTCGTTCCAACGACTTCTCTTGTAGAACAAATGCATAAAGATTTTCAGGAGTATGGGTGGGATGCTGATTCATATTGTTATAAAATATATGGAGGAAGAGAAAGAAATAATACTCACCCAGTGACAATTACCACTTGGCAATCTATCTATAAATTGGAAAAATCTTTCTTTAAAGATTATCAAGTTATAATTGGAGATGAGGCACATCTATTTAAAAGTAAATCTTTAATTACGATTATGTCTCATTTACACCACGCGAAGTATAGATTTGGGTTCACTGGTACTTTAGACGGCACACAGACCCATAAATGGGTGCTAGAGGGTCTATTTGGTCCATCATATAAGATTACAAAAACTGCAGAATTAATGGAGAAAGGGCATCTTTCTAAATTAAATATTAAATGTCTTGTCCTAAAACATAAACCACAAAAATTTGACACATTTGAGGACGAAGTTCAATTTATAATTAATCATCAAAAAAGAAACAATTTTATTAAAAATTTAGCATTAGATTTAAAAGGAAATACTTTAATTTTGTTTTCTAGAGTAGAAACTCATGGGCAACCTTTGTATGAATCAATAAATAATGGTGCTGAAATTAATCGTAAAATCTTTTTTGTTCATGGTGGAATTGATGCCGAAGAACGAGAGGAAGTGAGAGCAATTACAGAAAATGAATCAAATGCTATTATCATAGCATCTTTTGGTGTTTTTAGTACTGGAGTAAACATTAAAAATCTACATAATGTAATTTTTGCTTCTCCAAGTAAATCTAGAATTAGAAATTTGCAAAGTATAGGAAGAGTTTTGAGAAAAGGTAATAATAAAACTAAAGCCATGTTATATGATATTGCTGATGATTGTACATACAATTCTAGAAAAAATTATACCTTAAATCATTTTATTGAACGAATTAAAATATACAATGAGGAAAATTTTAATTATGAAATACTCACACTTAATTTAAAGGAATAAGAATATGATTGAAGATGATTTTTATGCAACATTAAAGTTAAAAACGGGAGAAGAGATCTTTGCCAGAGTAGCACCTTCTGAAGAAAATGCAAAAATATTATTAATTGTTACTAATCCAATAATAATATCTGAAGTTAAAAATAGATCTGGAATTTCTGGATATAAAGTTGAACCTTGGTTAAAAACAACCACAGAAGACATGTTTATATTAAACATAGATGATGTTATTACAATCTCAGAATCTAATGATATTGAAATGATTATGATATATCAAAAATATGTTAGAAAATATAATAATATAAAAAATAATAAAATAGAAGTATCAAGAAAAATGGGATACATTGGAAATGTTCATGATGCTAAGTGTATACTAGAGAAAATTTATAAGGATCTTTAGCCATCCCTTCGGGATGGTTCCTTCGGAACTAATTCTATAGTATAATAATTAGCTAAGCTATATCTGTTTCTCAACCGCCACAAAGGCATCATACCAGCATTCCGATAGCCTTGTCAACAGTTGTAATTCTGTTATATAAATGTTATAATATCTACATAACATATTAAATGAAATTATGATTTCCACAGAAGTAATGAATAAAAGAAAAAGATCAGTTCACTATGTGAACAATAAAGATTTTCTTGCTGCTCTAATTGAATACAAAAGGACAATTGTGGAAGCAGCAGAAAAAGGAGATGTAAAACCAAGAATTCCAAATTATCTTGGGGAATGTTTCCTAAAAATTGCTACTCACCTATCATTTAAACCAAATTTTGTAAATTACATGTTTAAGGATGATATGATTTCCGATGGAATTGAAAATTGTGTTCAATACATACACAACTTCAATCCAGAAAAATCTCAGAATCCATTTGCATATTTTACCCAAATCATTCATTTTGCTTTCCTAAGAAGAATTCAAAGAGAAAAGCGCCAATTGGAAATTAAAAATAAAATCTTGGAAAGAACAGGATTTAGTGAAGTGTTTACAGATGACAACAATATTGACGGTGGGAATTATTCGGATTATAATTCTATCAAGGACAGCGTACACTCAAAACTTCGTTATTGAATGAAAATTGCAATTCTAACTGATACTCACTACGGTGCTCGTAAAGGATCAAAGCTTTTTCATGATTATTTTGAGCAATTCTATAAAAACATTTTTTTCCCGACGCTGGAACAGTACGGGATTACAACTGTTATTCATATGGGAGATGCTTTTGATAGTAGAAAATCTATTGATTATCAAAGTTTAGAATGGTCAAAAAGAGTAGTATTCAATCCACTATCTAAGTACGATGTCCATATGATAGTGGGAAATCATGATTGCTACTATAAAAATACCAATAATGTAAATTCTCCAAAACTTCTTCTTAAAGATTATTCAAATATTAAAACATACTCGGGAACAACCGAGATTAATGTTCATGGTTTGAATGTCATTTTAATTCCTTGGATTTGTTCTGAAAATGAACAAAATTCATTGAAAATAATTAAAAATACAAAATGTAAAGTTGCAATGGGGCATCTTGAACTAAATGGATTTTCTCCATATAAAGGTCACATTATGGAAGATGGTATGGATCCAGATATTTTTAATAATTTTAAAAAAGTTTTTTCTGGACACTATCACACAAGATCAAATAATGGTAAGATTTTCTACCTTGGAAATCCTTATGAGATATATTGGAACGATGTAAATGATGTTCGTGGATTTACAATTTTTGATACTGAAACTCTAGAACATACTCATATTGATAATCCCAATAGAATGTTTTATGTGATAGAGTATGATGATACTCCATATCAAACATTTGATGCTAGAGAATATGAAAATAAAATTGTTAAGTTAGTTGTAAAAAAGAAAACCGATATTAAAAAATTTGAAAAATTTGTGGATAAATTATATTCTGCAAATTTAACTGAATTAAAAATTATAGAAAACTTTCAATTTAATGAAGCGGAAGAATTTGAAGCAATGGAATCCGAAGATACTTTTTCTATCTTGAATAGATATATTCAGGAATCTGAAATTGATTTGAATAAATCTATTATTCAATCTATTATTAAAGAAGTTCATAAGGAAGCTTGCGAAATGGTCTAAAATGTTTTTAATTGCAATTGACGGTAGAGAGGATGAAGGTGCATATAGTGTAACAAATGAAAACGGAGAGCAAATTTTATATTTGTTCTGCGAAGAAGATGATGCCGTCAGATTTTCAATGATGCTTGAAAATATGGATTATCCAGAAATGCATGTAATTGAAATAGATGATGAAATGATACTTGAAACTTGTAAAGAGCATGGATATCAATATACAGTAATTACACCTAATGACATTATAATTCCTCCCGAAGAAAATGATTACATTTGAAAAAATTAAATGGAAAAAC